CTCCGCCCCTAGCGTAAGCTTTAGTGGTGGAGGGGGTTCTTCTGCGGCGGCTACTGCAACAGTAAACAGCGACCAAGAAGTAAATGGTGTATCCGTGACTAATAACGGAACTGGATTTACTGGGATTCCAACGGTATCGTTCAGCGGAGGTGGTGGTAGCGGAGCGACTGCTACTGCAAACATGTTGTCCTACATAGATTTTAATCAGGACATTGCGGAAGTATTTCGAGTGACTGACAAAGACCCATATGGCGGAGCATCCTTCAGCGACATTGCATTTCGCAATATATTCGTCAGCGGAGCGACTGAATTTGGGGAAGCAATCCTGTCCAATCGCGCATCTACCGCACCCGTCTGGGTACACTATCGCAAACCATACCCGGAATTTGCTAGTGGTGCTAGTAATTTTCCATTCGTATTTTCCGAGTACGTAGTGATGGGTAGCTTTGGGGACTGGTTGCAAGCAGACGGACAAAACTCGAAAGCGCAAGTTGCGTATCAGCAAGCGGAAGCAATCTTGCAGACCGAACTGGACAAGCTCGAAAGGCAGCAAGGACAGACCCAACCCATACAATTTACCACTTACGGAACAACCATAGCAACACCAGCATAACTTATCATGGCATCAACATCAGAATACAGAGGGCTTGGCCTTAATGGGGGCATCTACATTAATGACACTAACGTCGCAACAAACAGCAAGGGATGGTTTGCCATCCAAGCGACTGAGGATACCGTGCTTGCCGCACAATCGAGCAACATCACGAACTTGGACGATATCTGCACGGGGCAGGATGGGACGACTCTTTCCGCAGGCATGGTACTCTACGGGAACTTTACCAGTATTGATCTGACCAGCGGAGCAGTAATCGCTTACAACGTCTAGTCGTGGGTAGCTCGACCATATCGCTTGGGCTTGGCTTGGGCGGGGGAAAGTCTGCAACTTCGTCGGGTAGCTTGCCCGGAGGTGGTGGGTTTAACGCTTTTTCATTATCATTCGATGGAACTGACGATGACGCTACAGTTACTGCATCATTGGTTGCAAAGACAATTAGCATATGGGTGAAACCAAATTCTACAATTAACGCATCTTCAAGCAGACAAGCTCTGCTTGGATTCAACGCTAGTGAGGCTGGCGTTTATCTTGGCGCAGGAGATACCCAATTGACTAACGAGGTTATTAGTATCACGGACGGATTTAGGAGTTGGGGTTACGAAAGTGCATCCGCGTCCCTTTCTTCATCAGCATGGCATCACATTGTCGCATCCTTTCACACAACTAATTCGTCTACCAATCCGGGCAACAAGGGATACGACCTTTACTTGAATGCGACGAAGGTCGGAAATGGGTTTGGCAACTTTGGGGTTTTTGGAAACGGAAACTTTGTAACTACGTCGAGCGTAAGACAAGCGGACATGGCACGACCTGGTCACCATGCTTATCTTGACGGACTCCTTGACGAAGTTGCTATTTGGAATGCTTCATTGTCGGACGCTGACATTACGAGCATATACAATTCTGGAGTACCAAATGATTTGAGAGAAGCAGACAGCTACGATACTGACCGCACGTCCAACCTTATCGGGTATTGGCGAAACGGAGATGGTACGGAGGCTGGGTCTGGAACAACGGTTTTTGATATGTCTTCTAATTCTAACAATATGACCCTAAACAATGGGCCTAGTTTTTCAAACGACGTACCAGCATGAGCAGAACATATTGTATAATTGATGCATCCGACGTCTCCTCCGTTGATTTTTCACAAGTCTACGAAACAAGTGCCGACACGCTTCGGTACAATGTCGATGGGGATCAGACATTCGTCAAGTATACTGGGAACAAGCCACGCTTCTTGTACGGAAAGACCACTTACACGCACTCGCAAATACTTGATATTCTTTCCACAAGTGACTGGAATCCACCTTACACACCTCCTGAGATAGATGAATGATGGAATATTCATCATATATGTTTCTTGGACTTGGGGTTGCAGTATCCGTCCTTGGATTTTTCCTCAAGCGAATGAAGGAGGAGATTGACGTGCAAAAAGCAAAGACCGCCAAGCTGGAGATATCATCCGCTCGACACTACGAAAAGATAAGGAACTTGGAAAAGCTTGCAGAAGACAGGCGTAGCGACGTGAAAAGGATTTACGAATTGATAGGCAAAAAATGAGTGAAGGAGAGATTAACGAGAATGCATCAGCAAAGGTTCAGCTGGCATTTGCCGCTAAGGTAATTGCTCTGGTCGGTACTGCCGTCTGGGGATATTCGGTAATCGTAAATCGGTTGAATACGTTGGAGATGGACTTGGGCAGGATACAGCATGAGCTAGAACTCAATAGCGAGTTTCGGATAAAATGGCCCAGAGGAGAGATCGGGGCATTGCCCGCTGATGCTACGCAGGACATGAACATTGCGCATTTGAAAGACCGCGTGGACAAGCTCGATGAACACGTTGACAAGCTAAGGCATGGGAGCAATGGGGGTAATGGGGGAGGTCATTAATGTTCGAGCTACTTACTTTGTTCCTGACTGGTGGTGGATCTGCTGCAATGGGGAGCATCCTAAAGGGTGTCTTCGGAGCGATGACGGATGCTCGTCAGCAGAAGTACGAAATGGAAATGGCGCGGGAGTGCAGGAACAATGAGTTTGCGATCAAGTTTCAAGAGTCTCTCAACAATGGTCCGGGTGGTGCGTTTACTCGCGCTACTCGTCGTATGCTTGCACTTATCGGGATGTCTACGCTCTCATTCATCACCTGTGTCACCACCATCTACCCAAGCATTCCGCTCATCAGCACAACAAATATTACCGGGGAAGGAAAGCGAGAATTTCTTTTCGGACTCATCAGTTTTCCAGCGGAGCAAGCCCCTCTGGTCGTTACAACGGGACATATCGCGCTCTTTGAAGCAACAGTCGTCCTCCCCTTGATCATAGGATTTTATTTCACACCCGGAGGAAGAAGATAATGAGAGACGGTCTTTATGGAATTGGAGGAACGCTTGCAACTTTTAGCGGGTCTTTGCATGAAGTGATCGGTGTGATTGCCGGATCGCTTACCATTGTGTTCATGTCCTACAAGATTTGGCAGGAGATAAAGAAGAGAAAATGACCCGCTATCGTTCATACGGACAACTTGACGATCCCGTAGTGGTCGATGGGGACAATGGGTTCGTTGGGATTAATTCCTACTTAGAACCGACCAGTTTAAAACAAGGGTTCGTTCAGACATCCGAAAATATGCGCTTGCTTGGTGACGAAGCGGAAGTGCGCAAAGGGATAGACTTCTTGGCTGGATCAATTAGTGGTGGACTCATTACTTACAATGGATCGGATGAGCAAGTATTCGCCAGCACTTTGTTCAGCGACCCAGCGACTGGTACTGAGTTTTTGGTTGTCGCTACCAAGAGCAAAGCAATCATTTGGAACGATGCGAACAATAGTGGTATTGGCATTGATTATCCCGGTGGTGAAGTCGTTGCATCAGCAGACGGTGCGAGCTTCGTGCAAAACTTTGAGAAGCTCATACTATTCAGAGGTTCTGGAAAACGACCATTGGAATGGGATGGTGATTTTAGCACGCCTTCCGACTTTACGGTAAAAACAAGTACGGCAAGCGGGAGTGGAATTGCATGTCCGAACACTACTTTCGGAATAAGCTTTCGCAATCGTTTGATCATTGCCAATCCTCCAACTACAGGTGCTGGTCCATCCGGGGATAGTAACTACAGCATAATCATGTCAGATTTGCTGGAAGGAAATAACTTCACACCTGGGGATAGCCAGTTCAGATTTAACAAAGGATCAGCAGATTTTCTGGTCGGATTCATACCTTATCAAGAAGATCAGTTGATCGTTTTCATGCGTAACTCCATACATTTGGTAAATAACGTTGCGACAACTTCTGCCTCAAACACTTACGAAATCACTCGTCAGCACGGATGCGTTGCTAGAAAGAGCATTGCCCAGAGCGGGCCACAAACGTTCTTCCTTAGCGATAACGGAGTGATCGTACTTAGCCCCGGAGTTGATCCTGCAAAGGGCTTGGGAGTGGCAATAAGCAAGGTACAAGGGGAGACCATCCCCATGACTCAGGACATACAAGACCAGTTTGACGAGGTAAACTTCAAATATGCCGATCTGTCCTGCGGTGTAGTGCATGACAACAAGTACTATCTGGCAGTCCCAGTAGGGTCATCTACCAAGCCGAACAAAGTATTCGTTTACAATTTGCTCACTTCTACTTGGATTAGCGTAGATTCCTACCCTGCAATGTTTGGCAGTCTGGCATTCCAAGTGGACGATTGGGTAATCTGTTCGCACGGAAGCAATCCTACCCTTCGCAGACTGTTCGCTTGCAATCCGACAGGGTGGTACTTGATGGAAGAAAACAATCTGGATGACAGCAATAGAAAGATTGGGAGCAGTTCAGAAGACGACACTACTGCAATTACTGCCAAGCTAGTCACCAGGAACTACAACTTTGGTGATCAATCGGTCAAGCGATGGAGGCGCGGACAGCTTGGGGTGGATACCGCACAGAATGATGCGTTTACCATAGATGTCAATGGTGATGACCCGGAAAGTCCGAGCAATCAAGTACTTAGTTATACCGGGCCTGCTGATGGGGATGACGTCATTCGTTTCGGGAGTGGTAGAATCCGTGGGATTGGTGCGAACGTTGAGATAAACGTGACTGCTGGTCGCCCGAAATTTCGACACGTGTCCTTGCAAGCAATCGCGCATGGTCTTAACATACGAACAGATGTATAATAATGGCAATTTCAGGGAGCGTGACAAGAGGGTTTACTTTCGCAACTGGGGTGGAAATAACAGCCGCCAATCTCAACCTTTTAGGCACTCCGAGCGTGAGCGTAGCAACACCTATCAGCGTGGGCAACGGAGGAACGAACGCAACTACCGCCGCCAACGCACGCACAAACCTTGGTCTGGGATCGATAGCTACGCAAGCGAGCAATTCGATAGCAGTGACTGGTGGTACTATGAGTGGAGTATTGATTACTCTCCAGAGCTATGCGGTGAGCGCATTACCATCTGCGGGTACTGCTGGAAGATTGGTGTTCTGTACGGATGGGGATGGTGGGAACAAGTGCCTGGCGGTGGACGATGGGACGGCATGGAAACGCATTGCATTGGGAGCAACGGTAAGTACGTGAACGTATTCGATCAAGCTAGGGAATTGTACGAGGATATCGGGATTGATATGTTCAAGGATATTAGCGTGTACATGGCTCACGGATACGTGTTCAAGACTCCGCATAGCTTGTTGCTTGGCAAGCCCGTAAGAAAGGATGC